AGGTCTGGAGATCTTTAATGTTATACTCCAGACCGGACCCAGACCCAGGGTCCAACTATATATAGCCCTCCCCGTTCCATTCTGTTCTGTTCCTTTCTCTTCCACAAATTACTAATGCATTTACTATGGCTTATCGTCGTTCCACCCGTTCTACTCGTCGCCCTCGCCGGCGTCGCGCTACAAGGCGCACTACGCGAACTAGGAGACGCACTAGAGTCACTCGTGCTAGACCTTCAATGACGCGTCGACGCATCCTCAACATTACTGCGGAAAAGAAGCAAGACACTATGATTTCTTTGTCTGCAATCTCACCTATCACCATCGGTGGCTATGTGGGTCCTTCTGCTCAGTTATTGTTCTGTCCCACTTATCGGAATCGTGTGTCTGATGATAGTGGCAACAATGAAGACCCCACTGCTGGCCGTACCGCCCAACACACCTACGCGAAGGGAATTCGAGAGAAGATCTTCTTCACCACCAATGGTGCATCGCCTATTAGATGGCGTCGCATCATATTTTCAACAAAATCCCAACTCCCTGGAGTGGATGTCAATAAGTACCAGTTCGTCTCAGGTGCAGGAGTAAGGTCTCGACCTATGCTTGCACTTGATGGTACATCTATCGCCAACCTTCAAATTGAATGTTTTGAGGGTAAGCCTGCCACTGATTACATCGGTTCTCTTGATGGCAAGCTAGACCCTGATCGCGTGACTATTCACAGCGACACTCATCGCGTGATCAATCCTGGTAACGCTAGTGGCAACACACGGATCATCAATACGTATACTCCTCTAGAACGTTCTCTTACGTACGGAGATGCCGAAGCAGGCAACGAAAGTACCTCTAGTCCGTATGCTGAACTGCGTGGCAAAGGCCTTGGCAATGTTTTCATCTGGGACATTTTCGAGTCAGTGGTTACCACTAGTCCCGAAACACAAGTCCAAGTCCTCCCTAACACTACTTACTACTGGCATGAGAAATAGTGGCATAGGGCCATAAACTGTGCGCCCCACACAGTACTATCTCACAGTTATCCAAACTTATTCGCACTGTACACGGATGGCCAACCCGCACTTCGAAAGGGCGGGTCTTGGCCCATCCCGACCCGGAGCGAAGCGGAGGCCAGAGGGTGGGTTAGTACCCGACCAACCCTCCCCGGCGGAGCCGACTATGATCTTTTAATTTCGAGAGACTTAATCAATTACTACGAGCGAACTATTGATGAATACAAAATCACAATTCGCGTCCAACCAATCAGCGTCCACGTTTGGTTTACTTCGTGGATCCTCATTAGAACACCAGATAGCTGGTTTCCCCCAATTGACTGTCTTCTTCCCCCGATATTTGTCCGTTGCCGTGAAATGCATTTGATGTCCAAGCCACCCTTTGTATGTTGGAAAGAAAGCGATGTCGATGTCGTCGAATATTGCATAATCCACATTCTCGTCGTGTTCGTCTAAATTGAATAATTGTTGGTGATGCACGTGATTCTCCCTTAGGCTTCTTGCCCAGACTGTCTTCCCAAGGCGTGATGGTCCAATAAGAATGAGAGACCTTCCTCTCCGTCCCATCCTAAATCCGTCAAGGTTTTCCTCAACCCATCGAGAGAGTTCAGGATACGATGACGTGTCGATCGTAACATTCTCCGGATGCACATATGGCGGTCGCTTCTCCATGAATCGGTCATTCGCGTATGCCCTGACTGATGGATAACTCCAAAGCATCTTGCTCGGTGCCAAGTCAGAACATAGTCGGTAAAGTTCTTCTTTGTTTTCAGCAGCCAAGATCTGAGTCGCTCTTTCCTCCAATGATGGGCCTCCACTTCGCTTAGTGTTGCTTGGCCGTTCGAGTCCACCTGCAACGATATCCCCATCCTTGGTTGCATAGTCCCAGCCATCTCCAGGCCTCCCCTTAGAAGGAGAGATGTTTGGGTGGCAACCCTCCACATCGAAAGCGCGCATATCTCGGGATCGATATTTTCTTCCGAAATCGACGAAAGCGTGGAGATGAGTTCCTCCATCCTCGTGAAGTTCTCTTCCAATGATGCATTCTGCATGAAGAGTAGCAAGGTGGTTGACAATCTTGAACGGGTCGAGATTCCCGCATTGCGGGTAAGTAAGGAGGGCATAACGGAATTGGTGTCGCATGACATTACTAAGCCGGGTCCAAAGAGGTCTGGAGATCTTTAATGTTATACTCCAGACCGGACCCAGACCCAGGGTCCAACTATATATAGCCCTCCCCGTTCCATTCTGTTCTGTTCCTTTCTCTTCCACAAATTACTAATGCATT